GTCTGGGAATATTAGCAAGTCAGAAACACTGTGGATAGGCGGAGGTTCTACTATTACTACTTCTGAGGATCACAAACATACTATTAATGGTGATTGGGATCAAACTATACTTGGTAATACTGGTATAATGAATAGTTATAACTTTAATATTACTGCGATGGGTAACTTTGGTATATATGTTACAGAGAATGGTTCCCTTAAAGTATCTGGGGGATTAGAGTTTGATATACAAGGTAATAATACATATACTGTTCATGGGACATTGGCCGTTGATGCAACAGGTCTTCTTACTATAGTAAGTGCAGATAATGTAGAAGTTACTGGTGCACAAATACACCTTAACAAGTAGATAAAGATATGATTTGTGGAATAGATATTGATGCATTATTAGGGGGTCTACAAGACCAATTAACTAAGGCCAAAGAAAAAGCACTGGGAATGGTGACTTCTACTATCGCTGATGCGAAGGCAGAAGCAGATGCAATGAAGTCCGGAGTAGAGGGAGAACTTCGTGCATGGTTACCTAAGTTTCCTCCGGATTTACCTCCTCTTCCTGGTCTACCTGTATCTGTTCCCCTACTAGAAATGGCAGGTAAACTGAAATCACTTGGACAAAGACTAGAGAATCCTGAACTAACAGGGGAAGAAAAGGCACTGATCAACAAGGAAATAGGGAAGGTTCGTAAGGCATTTGAGGATGAATGGGGTCCTTCATTAGATAAAGCAGGTGTTAAGTTGGATAAAATACTTGTGGTGATCAATGGTCCTGATTCTTTTGACCCATGTGCCTTGATACCTAATATACAAAAGGGTGTAGATGGGCTGATGAAAGAGTTGCCCAAGATACCCAAGTTTCCCTTTGAAGAGGGTCTAACTGAAATAGAATCAGTAATATCTGAGACCACAGAGAAGGCCAGCAGTGCTTTTAAAGAATATAATGCTGAATTAGATGGTCAGGTAACGGCAGTGGCAGGTCAAGTAGCAAAGGCGACAAGTGACGCAGAGATAAAATTGGCACGAAAAGGTATCGCAGTTACTCGTGCACCATCATCCCCACCCCCGGAACCAGTGTATATACCATTACATACACCTCAATCTATCAGGGATTGGTTGCCAAAACCCCCTTCTATGGGATTCGGGGCATATGAGACAAAGGTATTTTCTGAATTAAAGGCGAAGAATGCCTTGATTGAATTGGCGAATAAAAATAAAAAGTCTCAATATGATCGTGAACTTGCCACATGGAATAAACAACAGAAGTTATTGGGTCTATGAGTTCATTAAAAGTCGCCAGGGGTGCTACTGTAGATTCAGTTACCACTAATCATGACTGCTCTGCCACCACCACCACAGAAGGTTTATCTGGTAATGTCCTGGTGAATGGCACTGGTGTGCATAGACAGGGAGACCTTAATACGGCACACACAGTAAATGCCCCTCAATGCCCTACTCATCAAACGGCGGTTTCTGCTGGATCTGGCACAGTATTTGCTAATGGTAAGGGTGTCGCCAGGATCACTGATCAATATGATGGTGGAGAAGTCATAAGTTCTGGTTCTGGAAATGTATTTTCTGGTTAATAATGTATAAATAAAGTTATGAGTATAACCGCAAGAGTAAAAACATATAGTGATATAGATTTCAAGTTTAGGGTAATACCTAACTCTGGAGACTTAGCACTGAAGAAAGATGTACAGGCAGTAAAGCAATCTGTCATTAATATACTCATGACATCCCGTGGGGAAAAAGTATTTCAAGCAGAGTTTGGTGGTAATCTTAGGGACTACTTATTTGAGAACTATGATAATATCACGGGAGTAGCCATAAAGTCAAGGATAATTAATACCCTCTTGAACTATGAACCCCGTGTATCAGTAATAGATTGCGTGATTAATGAAGAAGGATTGGACCGTAATGCCCTAAGAATTAAGTTAGATTTATCTATACTTTCACCAGAAGAATTAACAACAACCGTTGAATTTATTGTAGAGAGATTACGCTAATGGCAGAGAACCTTAATGTTTCGGAATTAGATTTCCATGACATAAAAAATAACTTGAAAGATTTCTTGAAATCTCAGGACGAATTCGTGGATTATAATTTCGAAGGTTCTGCAATAAATGCACTCCTGGATGTAATGGCATACACGACTCATTACAATGCCTTTAATGCTAATATGGCAATCAAGGAAACCTTCCTGGATACGGCACAACTCCGTGCCTCTGTGGTATCTCATGCCAAGTTATTAGGGTATACTCCTAGATCGGCATATGCTCCCCGTGCGAATATAAAGGTTACTATTAATAACCCTAGTAATGTACAGAATTCTGATGGTAGTTATAAATCTATTACCATGAATCGTGGAACTATATTTGATTCTATTATAGAAGGAGTCACATATACTTTTGTTAATACTAAAACTATTAGTATACCCCGTGAGAATAGTGCATACATATTTGAGGATGTAGAGATTATTCAGGGTAATTATAATACTACTACATATACCTTTGATGTAAATACCTCTGAGAAGTTTATAATCCCATGGGAAAATAGTGTTACTTCTTCCCTTATTGTTACTGTATCTGAATCTATTAATTCCTCGGAATCTGAATCCTATACCCTGTCTACTAATTTAGTAGATATACTAGGGGATACTAAGGCATACTGGCTCCAGGAAGGTAAGGATGGATTTTATGAAGTATACTTTGGTGATGGTATCATTGGTAAAAAACTTGGGAATGGTAATATCATTACCCTAGAGTATGTTGTTACCAAGGGAGCTTTATCTAATGGGGCATCTACATTTACATTACTTGATAATATTGATGGACAGTCAGATGTTACCATAGAGACCCTGGACATAGCTTCTGGTGGGTCACTCCGTGAGGATAAGGAATCCATTAAGTTTAATGCTCCTCTGGGATTTGTGGCACAGAATCGTGCAGTAACCCCTGATGATTACAAGACAATTATTCAATCTAACTTTGCGAATATTCGTGCAATCACTGTGTGGGGCGGAGAGGATAATGATCCACCTGATTACGGTAAGGTATACGTTACCATTGCTCCCAAGGATTCTGAGGCCCTCACCTTCTCGGATAAAGAATTCATTAAAGCGACATATCTAAAACCTAAGAATGTAGTATCCATTACACCCGAGATACTTGATCCTACATACACATATATTCATTTAGAAGTATTCTTTAAATATAATCCTAATACTACTAATGATAATGTGGACTCCCTGGAAGAAAAGGTTCGTGGCACATTACGACTGTATCAGGAGAATGAATTAAAGCGTTTTGATGGTGTATTCAGGTATTCCGTGGTTCTTCATGCCATTGATGCCACAGATTTTAGTATCATTAATTCTATGGTCCGAGTATACATGAAGAAGCGTTTCGTGCCTACACTGGGTGCCGAGACAAAGTATGAATTAAAATTTTCTTCCCCTATCATTAAGACATCTATTCCTTCATCTATTATATCCAGTACAGAGTTTATATATCTTACCAAGACATGTACTCTTCAGGATACCTTGAATACCCTGGATGGTCGTAGAACAATTCAGATCATTGATACTAATAATATTGTATTGCATAATAATATTGGATACATCGAAGAGTCTGAGGGCAAGGTTATTCTGGATGGATTTAATCCGGCGAGTATAGTGGACTCGGGGGTCGATTATTTAGAGGTCACTGTGCAACCTAACAGCAATGACATGGCACCTAATCGTAATGAACTCTTGACTATCATGGTAGATGATGCGGTGATCAAGGGAGAAATTGATACCATGATTACTGGCGGAACCTCTGCTGGTATTAATTATACTACTACCTCTGTGACTAAGTGATGAGATTTAATATTTCAAGTGAAGTATCCTCTGTTATTCCAGAGCATGTGGGAGTAGATTCTCCTGATATCCTGGTATTCATGGAGAAGTATCTGGAGTTCATGGAGACAGAAAATAAATCTTTATTCTATCTCAATACACTGGAAATGGATCGTGATATTGATCTAACGCCTACTGAGTTTCTGACCAGATTACAGAATGAGATAGGGCAACCTATTCCTCGTTCATTCGCTGCTTCTCCTAGATTATTGTATAAGCATTTAGTGGAGATATACCGGAGCCGTGGGACCATAGATTCTATTAAAGCATTCTTTAGATTCTTTTATGATGATGAAGTAGAAATATATTTTCCCAAGGATGACATGTTTATTCCATCTGATGGTAAATGGTTTTCTCAGAGGGAAGCCGTGATCGATGATCCTTCTAATTATACTCCTTCATTTACATATACTATCTCTGGTTCCTCTTATGGGAAAGTGATATCTGGTCCAGATGATAATGGAGTCACTCTGGGTGGATATGATGATCCCCTGGTATACTTAAATGGTTCCAGAGTAACTAATCATACTACCTCTGTAAAATCTGGTTCCACTGAATTAGAATACTATATTACCATGGCCCTGGATCTTGTGAATAATGATGTCATAGAGATATATGATACCGGATCATTTACTGTTAATGATGGGTTTGTTTCTGATGATAAGAAGTTACAGGATTCCTATTACTATCAAAAGTTTTCTTATGTTCTACGGACAGGTAGTAATGCAGACCTCTGGAATAATGCATTCAATAGATTAGTACATCCGGCAGGTTTTATTTTCTTTGGTGAGATATTACTGACCATATACTTGAACTCTATTCTCTCGATGCAACAGCCCGGAAGACAGACAGGTGGTCTTCCCATACCTATCGTTATTCCTTCCATGATGGCAGGGGCACCTGACTTTAGTAATCAATACCATAATAATATACTCTCTACATATATACTAAAGGAATTCAAGTTCCAGCATCATCACCTTGTATTTGGGATGAGGGAATACTTCGATAGATTTAAATTTAAATTAACTTCCCCTATTCATAATTGGTCTTCTACTACATTCACAGATATAGAAGGTAAGATTGTGGATGGGAATATAGAACCAGAAATAACAATCACTACTCCATAGTGATATAATCATATAAATAAAACATACTCCACAGGGAATAACAGATATGACAGCTATCATTACAAGCCAATTCAGATTAGATATGGCAAAAAAACTAATTGCCGATATTACTTCGGCATCCTATTATCTATTCATAGGAAGGTCTGAGGCATGGTCTGATGATGCTGCTCCTGATGCTCCTTATGATAATCAATACTCTACTTTATTTGATGCATATCAAAGGATGCAGAGTCTAAAGTTAATTGCAGATGCAGATGTTACATTCGCATCTCCAAGGAACCAATGGATCTCTGGGACCACATATGACGAGTATGATGATCGTGATACTACCCTAGAGTCCAAGAAGTATTATGTCATCTCTGATAATAATAATGTATACATTTGTCTGAGATCAGGAGGAACGTCTTCAAAGAATCCTGATACCACAGGTATTTCTACTTCTGGTGTAATTGATTTTACGGGGGATGATGGATACATATGGAAATATTTGTTCACTCTTACCACAGATAGTGCGACTAAGTTTCTGACCTCGGCATTTGTTCCTGTGACATATCTTTCCTCGGACCCTGGTTCCAGTGCAGATACAGCACTCCAGAATCAATGGGACGTTCAGTCTAATGCCGTGGCAGGTGCCATACACAATGTAAAGATTGTGGCCGGTGGTTCTGGGTACACAGCGACTCCTACTATTACCGTGAATGGTAATGGGACAGGATTTGCAGGAACAGTTACCACGGCATCTGGTGTTGTCACTGGTATCAATATTACGAATTATGGTTCTGGATATTCTGAGGCAGATGTTACTATTACTGGTGGTAATGGAACAGGTGCCACGGGACGAGTTGTCCTGGGACCCATTGGCGGATATGGTGCCGATCCTCGTGTAGACCTTCGTTCTCATTATGTCGCCCTGAACAGTAGATTAGTATATGGTGATGGTTCCGGTGACTTTATTGTGAATAATGATTTTCGACAAATAGGAATTATAAAGGACCCATATAATTATGGAACAACCACGGTATCAACTTCCGATACAATGTCAGCAACTAAATCTCTGACCGTTGCAACAGGTGGTTCATTTGCCCTTGACAGTATTGTAGAGGGAACCAGTACAGGTGCCAAGGGAGTAGTAGATTATTATGACTCTACTAATGGTATCATAAGATTTCATCAAACAGATGTAACAGGATTTAAATCTTTTAGTACATCTGATTTTGCTAGATTGGATGGTGCCTCTGGATCTGGTCAGGATGTAACGGCTGTAAATGATGCAGAGGTCGCAAGATATTCTGGTGATGTTATATTTTTAGAAAACAGGACACCAGTTACTCGTGCAGCAGACCAAATTGAAACAATCAAGATTGTTTTAGAATTATAAAGGAAATATAAACAATGTC